ACAAGTGCAGCCTGATCGTTGCTCACAATGCGTCATTCGACAGGAAGTGGGTGGTGACTGAGATGCAGCGTGCTGGTGTGGAGCCTCCCGCAACCCCATGGGCTTGCACGCTGACTGATGCAGAGTGGCCCGCGGCGAAGTATCCTGCCCGAAGCCTGGCTGTGCTCTGTGCGTGGAACGGGTTTAGGTATAAGGCTCACAATGCTGAAGCTGATACGCACGCACTCTTACGGCTCATTGAGGTGACACATCTCATGCCTGATCTCCTCACCGCTGCAACTCGCAGCACATTCCGGGTGTTCGCGGCAGGATCCCAGATGAGTGAGAACCAGCTGTTGAAGGATCGATCGTATCGTTGGGACGGAGAGGCGCGGTGCTGGTGGGTGAGTGTCCCTGATTCAGAGGCTGCTGAGGCTGAGTCCGGGTGGCTCAAGGAGCACCTCACGCAGGTGGAACCTCACGTTGTCGAAGTTCCTGCGTCTCACCGGTTTGCTTGACCGTGAGCCTATTTAGAAGCATGATGAAATTAACAGTTGAACAGTTGAGACACGTTGTTCGTCGCGCCATTCAAGAGGCGAAATCTGCGGAAGAAGAGCTCCTTGTTGAGCCCGATTTTCCGCCTGATGAGGAAGAGGATCAAGAGGAGGTGTCTGCTGGCGGCGTTGCCGGTTTCGCGCTTCCTCTCGGCGCCTCACCTCCCGGTTACAGTCGTAAGCGGTTTATCAGGTCAGCGAAGGCATCTTTCGGCGGCGACGAAGAAGAATAAGATTGAACATCACACACTAAACAGTTAACCTACCTACGTGGCAATTCTGTCACGAAACATTTGAGCCATTAACCATTACACATTTAAGGAGGTAAGCATGGCTATCGATCTCGACGCGATTCGTAAGAAGCTAAACCAACTCTCGGGCAACAACACTCGGCGCAACATCATGTGGCGCCCCGAAGTTGACACTGAGACCACCATTCGACTGCTGTCGTTCAAGGACAACGACGGGCAGCCGTTCAAGGAGCTCTGGTTCTACTACAACATCGGCAACAATCCGGGCATTCTTGCACCCTATCAGTTCGGCAAGACTGACCCATTCCAGGAACTGATTACCAAGCTTCGCGATGACGGTGCTGCTGGCGATCAGTCGGCCTACGAGCTCGCCAAGAAGCTCTACCCGAAGATGCGTTGTTATGCCCCTGTTCTCGTTCGGGGTGAGGAAGGCGCGGGCATCAAGCTCTGGTCGTTCGGTAAGCAGGTCTATCAGAGTTTTCTTAACATCATGCTTGATGAGGACTACGGTGACATCACTGACCCAACGACCGGCCGCGACATCAAGGTGAAGTGCTACCAGAAGCCCGGTACACAGTGGAAGCTGACTGATGTCACTGCTCGACCAAAGGTGACACCGCTCTCCGAAGATCCGAAGCAGGCAACACAGTGGCTGGATGAAATTCCCGACCCGAACGATCTCTATGAGCTCAAGTCCTACGAGCAACTCGAGAAGATCATCAATGACTGGCTCAACGGTGACGAAGAGCAGAGTAATGCAGGAACGGGTCGCAACTTCAGTGCAAGCACCGAGAGCGATTCGGCCGGCGATGCGATCAACAACAAGATCAAGGATCTGGACTCAGCTTTCGCAGAGCTCGAGCTCTAAAATCTAGGTTGAAAATCCCGGATCAGGGGTTTACTATAAGAGGGCGAAAGCCCTCTTTACTTTTAGGAGAACATGGCAAAGAAGAAAAAACAACCAGATAACACACAAGATTTTACTCAAGATCTCATCAAGTCCCTAAACAAGGACTTTGGATCACGGGTCGCTTACAATCTCGCTGTTGATGAGTCGCCCACACACGTAAAGCGCTGGATCTCAACTGGTAGCCGAGGTCTCGATTACATCATCTCCAATCGCAGAAACGGTGGCCTGCCGGAGGGTCGAATCGTGGAGATCTTCGGGCCGCCCTCCATTGGTAAATCACACATTGCCACACAGCTCGCCCGCTCCACCCAACAGATGGGAGGCATCATCGTCTATATCGACACTGAGAACGCCACCTCGGTCGAGAATCTGGCAGCACTAGGTGTTGACGTTTCCAAGCGCTTCGTCTACATCGACACTCACTGCACCGAGGAAGTGTTCCAGGTTGCCGAGTCGACGATCCTGAAGGTGAAGGCGATGGAGAAGGATGTGCCTGTCACCATCATCTGGGACTCGGTGGCCGGCAGCTCACCGAAAGCCGAACTTACTGGTGATTACGATAAGGACTCCATCGGCCTGCAGGCTCGAGCGATCTCCAAGGGCATGCGAAAGATCACTGGTGTTATCGGTGACCAGTCCATTCTCTTCGTCTGTCTCAATCAGATCCGTGACAAGATCGGCGTGATGTACGGTGATCCGACGACCACCCCGGGTGGAAAAGCGATTCCGTTCCATTCTTCTGTTCGCATCAAGTTGGGTGCGGGCCAGCCAATCAAGGACTCGAGCGGCGATGTCATCGGTATCAACGTGTCCGCCAAGACTGTGAAGAACAAGGTGTCACCCCCGTTCAGGTCATGTAAGTTTCAGATTCACTTCGGTAAGGGTATCTTCGAGGATGAGGAGCTTTTCGATGTGGTTCGAAAGGGAGGTGAGCACGAGATCGACGGCAAGAAGGTGGAGGTGTCTGGAACGGGCTCATGGAAAGCCTTCACTGTGATCGATGCTGTCACGGGTGAGGTGGAGATCGAGCGTAAGTTCTACAAGAAGGACTACGGTAATCTTTACAATGACCCTGAGACTGCTGAGTGGATTGAGAGACTGACAGAGGTGATCTTTGTGAAGAAGATGAGCTCACCCAACTCTCTTGACATCGACCACGAATCTTACGTGGAGATGGAGTCCCTAGCAGGTGAGATGTTGGAAGATTTTGTTGACCCCGAGTCGGCGTGACACCAGAACGTCCTGTTGTCATAATCGACGGTCTGTCCGTGTTCATGCGGCACTACTGTGCCAACCCGTCCATGTCTTCCAACGGCGAGCACATGGGGGGTTTCGCGGGTTTCTTAGGCAGTGTCAGGGAGATCTCACGGCGGTTCACACCCTCGAAGATTGTTGTTGTCTGGGAAGGGGGTGGATCCAAGAAGCGCCGACTGATAGACAAAGCCTACAAGAACGGCCGTCGACCCGCAAAACTCAATCGCTACTACGATGATATTCCAGACACCCAGACCAACAGGAACAGCCAGCTCTCGAAGCTTGTGTCCGCGCTAAGACACACACCTGTGAAACAGATCTACGTTCCTGATTGTGAGGGTGATGATGCCGTGGCTCATCTAACCAGGGTTGTCATGCGTGATGAGGGCAAACACGTGATAATCGTGTCCAGTGATCGAGACTTTTATCAGCTCATCAGTGACAGTGTCTCAGTCTGGTCACCTGGCAAGAGAAAGCTCATCGGACCCGCGGAGTGTGTTGAGGAGTTTAACGTTCATCCGAACAATTTCGCGTTGGCGAAAGCGATCGTGGGTGACCCGGGTGATCACGTTTTGGGCGTGAAGGGTGTGGGGTACAAATCTCTCTCCAAAAGAGTGCCTGGGTTTGACAGCGACAACCAGCTCTGCTTTCAGGATGTCCTGAGTGTTTGCCAGGTGTCACGTGAGACATCCAAAGCAAAAATCTATGTTGACATACCTGATGAGGCTGAGAGAATCAAGAAGAACATCAGGCTTGTCTCACTGGATGCGGGCACTTTGCCTGCCACGATTGAAAAGAAGATCGAGGAGGCATATAAATCATCTGTAACAGGCGGTAAGCCCAACAAGATCGAGCTCTACCGAATGATCATTCGAGAGGGGCTCTCAAAAATTGACGTCGATTCAATCTTCTTTTCCCTACGAACGGTGAGTGCATGAACGCAATGGTGAATGAAGAAGTCCATAATTTTGTGTATGGCACGGGATCTTTCTCCCGTTACGGCAAGATCTTCCAAGAGAGGGTTTTACAGGGCCTCCTCTACGATCACACGTATGCCGCACAGATGCATGAGGTGATGAAAGCAGACTTCTTCGATGTGAAGTATCTCGAGTACCTGTGCGGTATTTACTTCAGCTACTTCGACAAGTACAGGCACTTTCCTGAGATGAGCACCCTGCTCACCATTGTAAAGGATGACCTTGTCGACGGAAACGACATCATTCTGCGTGATCAGATTGTGAACTATCTTGTGCAGATCAAGACGAATCCCAATGTCAACGATGTGGACTTCGTCAAGGACAAGTCACTGGACTTCTGCAAGCGACAGGCGATGCGTCATGCACTTGAGGAGGCAGTTGATCTCATCGATGACGAGAAGTTTGAATCTGTCGTAAGCCTGATGAAGAATGCTGCTGCCATCGGCATTCCGCACACGACCGGTCACGATTTCTTCGAGGAGCTTGAGTCTCGGTTCGTGCAGGTCAACAGACAGGTTGTTCCTACAGGTCTGAAGGGTCTCGATGCGAAAAACGTTCTGAACGGAGGACTGGGTCGAGGTGAGATTGGAGTCGTCACGGCGAACACAGGTGTTGGTAAGTCTCACTGGCTTGTCAACATGGGTGCTGAGGCGATGAGAAACGGCAAGAATGTGTTGCACTACACGTTTGAGTTGACAGAGCATGCTGTTGGTCTAAGATACGACTCAAATCTGTGCCACATCCCAGTTAGTGATATTTACGACAACAAGCAGGTGGTGGTCGATCGCTACAAGAAGGGTGATCTTGGAAAGCTGATTATTAAGGAGTATCCAACAGGATCAGCATCCGTGAACACGATTCGAAACCATATTGAGAAACTTTCGCTCAAAGGGTTTAGGCCTCATCTCATTCTGATAGATTACGCAGACATCATGCGTTCCACTCGATCATATGACAGTCTCCGACACGAGCTCAAGCTCGTCTATGAGGAGCTGAGAAACCTCGCCATGGAGATGAGGTTGCCCATCTGGACTGCAAGCCAGGCAAATCGTGATTCAGCAAACTCAGACATTGTTGGTCTTGAAAATATGGCGGAGGCATACGGAAAAGCAATGGTTGCCGACGTTGTCATTTCCATCTCGAGAAAAGCTGAAGAGAAAGCTACAGGTGCTGCTCGTCTGTTTGTTGCTAAGAACAGAGCAGGCCGCGACGGCATTCTCTTCCCAGTCATGATTGATACGTCACAATCGCGTTTCACACTTACAAGCAATGAAGAGGTAACATTGGGAGAGGCTAAGCTACAATCGAAACAAGAGAGTAAAGCACTTCTACTGAAGAAATGGCAAGAAGTATCACACGCATCTGGGAGTAACGAAGAACGATGACATACACACATGACGAGGCTTACAGCGCCTCACTTGATTGGTTCGGTGGTGATGAGCTCGCGGCAGGTGTTTTCGTCAGCAAATACGCCCTGCGAGATGCAGAGGGTAACCTGCTCGAGAAGACGCCAGATGAGATGCACGACAGGTTGGCTAGTGAGTTTGCTCGCGTCGAGGCCAACTACGGCGACACTCCAGAGGGCATGGCCGATTCCGCTTTCAGGCTCGAGCTCGGCGACATTCGTGAGATGCTGAGCAGCTGGGACGATCATCTCGGCCGCCGCGTGTTCGGTGAGGTGGTGCCTCAGGGATCACCCATGGCCGGCATCGGCAACAACCACAAGATGCTGTCTCTCTCCAACTGTTTCGTCATCGAGGCACCACACGACTCCTATGCCGGCATCCTGCATTCTGACCAGGAGCAGGCTCAGATCATGAAGCGTCGAGGCGGCGTCGGTTTCGACCTGTCCAACATCAGACCCGGTGGCGTTACGGTATCCAATGCTGCCGGCACCTCGGACGGCATCGAGATCTTCATGGACCGCTACTCGAACACCACGCGAGAGGTGGCGCAGAACGGTCGTCGAGGCGCTCTCATGCTGACCATCGCGGTGCACCATCCAGAGGTCGAGAAGTTCATCAACATCAAGCAGCAGCTCGACCGCGTGACCGGCGCGAACATCTCCGTTCGCACGTCGGATGATTTCATGCGAGCTGTCAAGGCCGGCGAGACCTACACACAGTTCTGGCCATGCACACCAGGCCTCGCGCCCGAGGAGTATGAGATCTGCAGGGAGGTCGACGCTCGAGAGATCTGGGCGCAGATGATGCAGGCCGCGTGGAAGTCGGCTGAACCCGGCGTTCTCTTTTGGGACACGATCAAGGAGCGATCGCCTGCCGACATCTACGCTGAAGAGGGTTACTCGACGCAGAGCACGAACCCGTGTCTTGTCGGCTCCACTCGCGTTGAGACATCCGCTGGAACTCGAACGATCCAAGAGCTGGCTGAGAGCGGTGACTACTTCAGGGTTCTCACTTACAACGAGGAGACGGGTGCATCTGAGTGGGACGTCGCCGAAGCAAAGATGACCAAGCCGCAAGCGAAGCTGCTCAAGGTTCGAGCATCGAACGGCAAGGAAGTGTTGCTCACGCCGGATCACCAGATCAAGACACAGAGTGGATGGTGTTCTGCTGAATACCTGATGGAGAATGCTGGCAATCATCACGTCATGTTTGCATCAACAGAAGGTGAAACACCAGTTTGGCTTGAGATCGAGTCGATCGTTGAGTCTGACGAGCAGGATGTTTATGACGTCACGTGCTCCAACAACCACAACTTCTTCGCAAACGGGCTTCTTGTTCACAACTGCGGAGAGATCGTTCTCTCGCCCTACGACTCCTGCCGGCTCATGGTCGTCAACCTGAGCCGCTTCGTTCGTGATCCGTTTACGGAAAGCGCCTCGTTCGACTGGGTTGCTTACGGCAAGTCAGTATACAACACGCAGCGCCTGATGGACGACATGATCGATCTGGAGATTGAGAAAGTCGACGCCATCATCGCGAAGGTGCAAGCCGATCCCGAGCCGGAGCACGTCAAGCGCATCGAGCTCGAGCTCTGGCAGAAGATCCGCAAGGCTGCCATCAACGGCCGTCGAACCGGAACTGGCATCACTGCTCTCGGCGACGTCATTGCTGCGATGGGCATGACCTACGGGTCTGCTGAATCCGTCGAGTTCACGGAAGAGGTCTACAAGCAACTGAAGCTCAACGCCTACAAGTCGACCATCGACATGGCAGCAGAGCGAGGCGCATTCCCAGTGTTCGATCTCGAGAGGGACAAGCAACACCCGTTCATCCAGGAGGTGCTCGCTGATCTGCCGCAGGAATACGTCGATCGCTACCACGAGTTCGGCCGACGAAACATCGCCCTGACGACCACTGCTCCCACCGGATCCGTCTCTGTTCTCACGCAGACGACCTCGGGCATCGAGCCCGCGTTCATGACGCACTACACACGTCGTCGGAAGATCAATCCGTCTGACGCTCGGGACAAGGGCCTCACGGTCGACTTTGTGGATGACGTGGGCGACAGCTGGACGGAATACACGGTCTTCCACCACTGGTTCAAGCGATACCTCGAAGTGAACCATCCGGAAGACGTCGACCCGAAGCACTTCGACGCATCGCCCTACAAGAACGGCACTGCCAACGACGTGGACTGGGTGGCATCCGTGGACATTCAGGCCGCAGCGCAGCGCCACGTCTGTCACGCGATCTCGAAAACTTGCGTTAGCGAAAATACGCTAGTCGAAACCGAGCAGGGGTTGTATTATCCAGACGAATTAGGCAATCTGTCGGACGGGGTAGAGGAAGAAACTGTTCACCCTAATCGTGTTATCCGAACTATCAACCAGCACGGCAGCTATGCCAGTATTAGCCATGTTATTCGCCAAGGAGTCAAGCCGACATTTGAACTTCATACAAAATCAGGTCATGTTATTCGCGCTACTATTGATCATAGGTTCTTAAAATTGAATGATGAGACTGGCCTCGTGGAATGGGTTGAAATGTCTAATCTTGATGAAGGTGATCGAATTAAGTTAGCGTGACCTATGTGTAAGCCATGCAGTGACGCATAGTTATAATGGCGTGGCATGCACAGGAG